GAAATAATAAAGGTAGAGACCTTACGAGGTTGTGGCATACAAGAATGGGACAACCAAGTATTGCAAATCATAAAAGGTATGCCACGGTGGACTCCTACCATCAATTTTCATGGTAAAGGTGAATATCGGCACTCTGTTTGGACTGTACCTGTTTTATTCAAGAATGATAGTCCAACAAAAAATGAAGTTAATAACTATAATTGGCTTATCAAAACTCTAAGCAAATCATGTAAGTATCCACCTAAATTACAGAAAAAGAATCGAGAAGGAATGGTCTATGTTACATATAAATTAGATGGTAACGGATATATTACCACCCCCCAAGTTATTTCGTGTAACAACCGAAAATTCAAAAGAGCTGCACTAAATGCATTCAATGCTGTAACGGGTATTTCTATAACTTTACCAGCCCCAAAGGACACTCTTGTTTTTCAATTTAAATTGGATAGACCGACAACTCCTATCAACCCTCATACTGATGTTTTGATAATCGGCTACAGTTCTTGTGACACTCCAATTCTGATGCGATATGACGCCACACTGACTGCCCATACCACAGAGCCTTATTTGGAGGTGGGTGTTCCGGTCTGTTATCTGAATGAACGGGGCGATACCATTGTGCCATACGGCAAGTACAGATACTGTCAAACAGATACTATCAAAAAAATAGGTTTTGCTTATGAGAACAAGCCAAAGGACGCTCGAATAATCTGCATCAATGATGCGGGCAAAGAACTTTTCTATGTATTCAAATATGATAATGGTCCCGACTACATACAAGAAGGGCTTTTCCGTATAATGAACGAGGATGGATTGGTAGGTTTTGCCGATTCATTGGGTAATGTAATAATTGAACCTCAATTTAAGTTTGCCTACCCATTTAAAGGAGGAAAAACCAAAGCAACTTTAAAAGGTGAACGAAAGGTAGTTCCTGAATCAGACGGAGAAAAACATTATTGGGAAAGCGAAACTTGGTTTTATATAGATAAGAAAAACAGGCATTTAACTGATTAAAAACAAATAAATACCTAACCATCATGAAAACAAAACTATTTTTATCCGCTATTGTCTTCTTTATGGTTCTAACTGCGCAAGCGCAAGAAGTTAATGAACACTACATTGAAGTGACAGGTACATCGGAAATAGAAATCATGCCGGACAAAATTCACTACATCATTGAAATTCGTGAATACTTCGAGGAAGAATTTGATGGAAAGTCTAAGCCCGAAGAGTATCACACCAAAGTGCCATTGTCACAAATAGAACAAGGATTGCGAAAGAAACTTTCCGAAGTAGGTATTACGCAAGATGTAATCCGTACACAAGAGATTGGCGATTATTGGCGAAAGCAAGGACAGGATTTTTTAATATCCAAGCAATTTGATATTACACTGACTGATTTCAAACAGATAGATGAAATAATCAAGCACATAGATACGAAAGGCATTAATACGATGCGCATCGGTGAATTGGAAAATAAAGATATGTTGGTATATCACCAAAAAGGAAAGATAGAAGCACTAAAAGCTGCACAGCGAAAAGCTACTTATTTGGTTGAAGCCTTGGGTAAAAGATTAGGCAATGTCATACGCATTGTGGAAAAAGATAGCGGTAATGCTTTTCCGATAGCGCAAAGCAATGTCCTATCATCGAATGTTGCCTCATTCGACAATTTCCGTACCATCAAGAAGAACTATTCCATGCTGGTGCGTTTTGAAATTGTTGATTAGTAAACTAAGAACAAAATTACATATCAAAAAGGCACTATAAAATATTTTGTGTAAATGGAAAATACGGGATTCAAGTTTGAGTCTCGTATTTTTTATTTTATAGATTTGCAAAATGAAGAAGATTATGAAAGAAAAGAATCAAGTAGTGCCCGATGAGGTGTTAAGCAAGGAGTTCCTTAGCCAGTTCAAGACAGAAGCGGATGTGAGCAAGTTTCTGAAACAGTTGCATGCCCAGGTGCTGGAGAAGATGCTTGAAGGCGAAATGGATGCCCATTTGGGCTATGAAAAGAATTCTGTGACAGGGAACAATACCGGCAACTCCCGGAATGGCAGTTATCCGAAGAAAATCCAGACCGAACATGGAGAGTCTGTCATTTCTATTCCACGTGACCGTAACGGCCAGTTTGAGCCGATAGCAGTGCCCAAACATGAAAGTCGTGGACTTTCTATAGAAAAGCTCGTTATCTCCCTATACGCCAAAGGAATGAGCGTTTCTGACATAGAGGAAGAGATGCGTGAGATTTATGAAATAGAGCTCTCTACATCGGCCATTTCCATCATTACCAACAAAGTCAATCAGGCTGCCCAGGAGTGGCAGAACCGTCCCCTTGATCCTGTTTACCTGATAGTCTGGATGGACGGTATTGTCTTCAAGGTACGGGATAACGGCAAGATCATAAACAAGACCGTTTACCTTTGCGTCGGACTGAAACAGAACGGCCTGAAGGAAGTTCTTGGCATGTGGGTTGGCAAATCGGAAAGCTCTTCTTTCTGGATGGGCGTCCTGACCGACTTAAAAGCCCGTGGAGTGCAGGATATACTGATTACCTGTACCGACAATCTGAATGGATTTACGGATACTATCCGCAGTGTATTCCCTCAGTCATCCACTCAAGTCTGTGTGGTACATCAGATCAGAAATTCCTGTAAATATGTCGTTTATAAGGATAAGAAAGAGTTTACAGCGGATATGAAGAATATCTATAATGCACCCAACAAAGAGGTTGCAGCCACAGAACTTGACAATCTGGAAAAGAAATGGGGAGGAAAGTATCCTTATGCTATACTTTCATGGAGAAACAACTGGGATGATTTGACTGTTTTCTTCCAATTCCCGCTGGAAATCAGAAAAATAATCTACACAACCAATCTCATTGAGAACCTGAATGGAAAAATCAGAAAGTACACGAAATCAAAACTTTCATTTCCTTCGGACGATGCTGTAAAAAAGACCGTATATCTTTCGCTTATGGAGATTGAAAAGAAATGGACAATGCCTATTTCAAACTGGGGCTTGATTATGAATCAATTTATGCTTATGTTTGAAAACAGAATCCAGATATAAGAACAAACTTACAACTGAATCCTGTTTTCATTTACACAAAATTCTGGACAGTGTCCAATATCTTTAGATGATGATTGTCATAACAATATGTGTGACTGGAGCGTAACGGCCGATATTAGACAGAAAAATCAATATGGAACGTATGGGGAGTATATGGGAGGCTGCTGCCACGATGAAGTTGCAAAACATTTTCCGGAATTGGCGAAATTCATATCGTTGCATCTTTGTAACCATTATGGTGCTCCTATGTATCCGGTGGAAAATGGCATATATCACGTTAGAAGAAGTGGTATGTCTGTGGCAATGGAGTATTTGCGTATATCAGAACAAGAATGCGTAGAATTATATAAAGCCTCTGAGGATAAGATGTATTTCAAGTATCTGCTTTTCAATCTGGGGATTGTGGATAGATGGAAACGTGAATCAGACGAGCTTCTTGTTGAACTTGAAGACCTGTGTGGCAAGAAATGGGTAAATCCGTATACACCGGAAAAGGAAAGGTTTACTTTGATATTAACGGACGAGGAACGTTTGCTTGTTGAAGAGCGCATTAAAGCCGGGTATTATTCCGCAGAAAATATCGAAAAACGTAGGGAAGAGGTTCATAAGGCAAAGATGTTGAAAAAGCGTGCTGAAATTTGTGAGCGATACGATAAGAAAATCAGACAAGCAGAAGCAGAAAAGAAGATAATGCTCTGTGTGTTTGATTATGGGTTGTCTACCGATAATGTTATATATTATTCTCACACGAACACTTTGTCTTTCAACTGGAACGGTTATGGAGAAAAAATCACACAGGAAGAGTTTGATGATTTTGTGAATAAGGTAGACCGCTCTCAGTTGCCGGAAGACATTAGGTTTGAACTTAAATAAAACATAGGATATGGAAAGATTGAATTTTGAAACATTGTTTCGTATCGTAAGATGGGATTACAACCGCTGCTTTAAGGATGAATCACTGGACAAGGATTTGTTCATGGAAAAATACGGGAAAGTTATGGGGGAACATTATTACAACAAGTTTGTCCATGAGTTTAACGGGAATATCCTGAAGATGATTGGTTACTTCAGAGGTTCCGAAAAAGAAGGGCAAGTCTTCTGCGATATGATAACCGAACGCATTGAAAAATATGAACAAAGAAAACCGTACAACCCTTAGTAACAAGCGGTAATAAAATCTTACAAATTAATTGGTTTGGCTGATAGAAAATTGTTTCTGTCGGCTTTCTTTTTATCAGGAGGTGACATGAATTATGGATAAATATTCACCCCCTAAGTCTTCATTAATACTATTCGATTAAATAACTAAAAACTTACTTATATGAACAACTCTATGGTCGCTCACTTGTGGGCAAACGAAATGAAAGAATTTGCAAATGGTAGTAACTTCTATTTTGAAGGTGAAAGTATTTACTCCTATGGAAGTCATTT